TCAAGAAAAAAGCAGATTGCATGAGATATGAGAGGAACAGGAAAAGGGCGGGAAGAAGCGGGATGTTGCGGGATTTAAAGAGATAATCCTCATATATATAATGATAGACATGCAATTTTGCACTCAGGCGTTTTAAAAATATTTCGCGCGAAAATTGCATTTAAGTGAAAGAATTATTTCTCCGCAAATTTACCTTCCATATTTCTAATTTTATTAACAAGCTCTCTTCCAAAGGGGCTCGATTCCGGGATCATAGTAGTATGTTTACATTCAGGACACACCTCTTGTTTCGTTGTTAAACGCCATATTGAATATATTAATCCAGGAATAATAAATAAGCACCACAAAATCAATTCTATAATAAAATTTCCCTTAGTAATTTTTTTAGGTTTGCCCAGATACCCACAGCTTGTGCAGATATGTGATGAAGGGTGTTTCAATTCATATATAAAATACTTCAATGCATCTATAAATGAATCCGATAGTCTTTTTAACAAAGACGCTTTTTTTCTCGGTGTGTCTTTTTGTTGTTTGCCGGCGAGCCAGTCTTGTTCCCATTTGAAGTAATCCTCTTTTGTTTTTACCCAATCCGGAAGTTTTTCCGCCATAAATAACCCCCATGGTTTATTATCTCTCCAGGTTGCGGGCAAACCATATAATCTTACCATTAATAATAACCTGAACCGGATCTACAATAAAAGACTTATAATCAGGGTTGTCGCTGCGGATGTTCCACTGGCCGGAGGGAAATAGCACCTCAATTTTCTTGATCATAATTTCATCCTGGAAAGTGATCGCATATATCCCACCGTCTACCGACACAACCTTAATATTGTGGTTCACAAGGACCATATCGCCGTCAAGTAGAGTTGGCGCCATACTATCTCCCCGGATCCGGATCATCGACATATTCTTTGGATCGCCAATTCTTTTAATCCAACTTCTCTGAAATGCGCAGCTCATCTCCACATTATTATCAGGCACCAGTCCGCCCCCGGCGCTGATCTTGCCCTGCATAACAGGTATTAGGACATAATCATCCTGGGCGGTAGTATATTCAGCGGTCCTCTCATTAACTGCTCCAGTCTCCTCCCCTCCATACATCGGCCCTTCACCGGTGGCAAGCCATTTTAAGTTAACGTCGGTCCCTTTAGAAATAGCCACTAAAGTGGTCCTGGCAGGATCGACGGTGCCGGAAGCAAGACGATCGATAGTTATTTGTGCCAAACCAGAGAGTCGGGCGAGGTTTGCTGGTGTTTTGAAATCTTTGCAGAGTTGTTGTATGCGCGACGCGAGATCGGGATCGTTAATCTTTTCTCTCATATCACTTGAACCTTTCCGCGAAATACATTCAAGTAAACTTAAAAGTTATTTATTAGACTTGAATGTATTACTAACATGTTGATATTATAATACATATTTATCACAACCGTTCCTTACCATAATAAAAGTAACATTCAAGTGCATTTTAGACTTGACAATATAGTAAACAAAAGTATAATAATTAACATTATAGTAATTATAGGATTACGGGGAGGGTAAAAAAAATGACTCTTCATCAAATAAAGACAATGCTGTATCTGAGGAAGATCAAACCTGCCGAGATAGCCAAGCGGGCGGGGGTCTCTCCTATCACCGTGCGCCTCGTGTTGAACGGACACCGCACTTCTCGGCGGATCAAACAGGCTGTCGCCGATTTGCTGAACAAACCGTACAAGAAGCTTTGGGGAAACGATCCTCATCATGAATCAATCATAACAAATAAGAAAAAGGCTGTAAATGACTAAGAGAAGAAAACAATCGTCACGGTACGACCAGCCAAGTCTTTTCGACTATATTAAAGATTCCGTAGAAAATCACACGCCGAACGGCGGCCTCTCCATAGAAAAGGAGTTCAAGGCCGCTCTCGCTGAGGATCTACGCCATGCGCATGACGACTACAGCAGGGAGATCTCCCGCGCACAGGTTGCCGCGAGAATGACGGATTACCTGGGAGAGGAAATCACACTATCAATTCTTAACAACTGGACAGCGACAAGCCACCCACACAGCATGCCCGCGGACCACCTTCCTGCATTCGTCAAAGCCACAGGCCAAGGGCGCGCCGTCGAGGTACTTTCACGGCATAGCGGTCTTTTTATGCTCCCGGGCCCGGAGGCTCTGCGGGCAGAGATTCAACGCATCGATGAAGAAATGCAAAAAATGAAGACAGAGAAACAAAAACGAATCCTGTTTTTAAAAGAACTGGAGAAGAGATAACGATGGAGGGTGGGATAGTGAAGGAATACTACAGCGCAAAGGAACTTACAGGATTGCCGGGAATGCCACGTACGTTCCAGGGTGTTATCTATAAAGCACAAAAAGACTCCTGGCAATCACGCCCACGCACCGGGCGAGGCGGCGGCCGCGAATACCACATATCATCGTTCCCCGAAGAAACCCGCTCCGCGCTACTCGCTCAGGCGGTCGGTCTTCCTGCGGACCCCGCAAACGATCCCGATGTCCTCCAGGAACATCTCGCGTCCCGCCGCATCAACCTCTCGCCTGCCGAGCTCGCGGATCCCATCATGCAGGCAAAGCTCGCCTGCTCTCGCGCCTACGAGTCCTGTCCCGCATACCAGGGCCGAGAAAAGGTGCTTGCCGCGCTTGCCGAAAAGTACGGCAAATCAATCCCGACCATCCGCCGGTGGATCGATGACATCACCACGCTCCGCGCGCGTCCAACACCACAGATCACCCTTGGCGAGGAGCGCATCGACATCCCGGAATCATACACGTTTTCCCGCGAGGCCCTGGCCTACGGGCTGGCCACCTACGCGAACAACATCCGTTCAGGCATGAAGGCCGCATATAACCAGACGCAATCCGCTGCCGAGGGCAAACAATGGACCCTCGGCGACTACTCGTCATTCACGCGGATCGTCAAGAAGATACCGTCCGCCGTCTGGACGCGCATCCGCCGAGGCGCGACAGGCTTCGAGCTTGCCTGCGTGCCGAAGATTATCCGTGAGTGGACGGCGATCCCTGTACAATCAGTCCTCTGCGGCGACCAGAAGATCTTCGACTACGAGGTTTACGATGAAGCCCTGTCTCGGATCCTGATCCCGAACGGATATTTCTGGATGGACTGCGCCTCCCGCATGATTACCGGCGTCTGGATCGAAATGGGACATTACAATAGCAACACGGTAGGCAACGCGCTGCGCGAGTCCCTGCGCTACGGCATCCCCGACGAGATCTTCACCGACTGGGGCAAACCGGAAGGATCCAAACATATCTCAGATATCCTCGGTGCCCTCTCCGGCCACTCCCGCACCGGAGATTTCACGGACATGGCCGAGCGTTTCGGCGATATGACCGCCGACGACGTGGAGCACCGCAAGGCGCAGCCGGGCAAGCCTTGGATGAAACCGATCGAGAACATAATGAACATCCTCGATACCCGTCTTGCCGCGAAGTTTGTCGGCGGGTACCGGAAGCGCAACAACGACGCCTGGGTCAATAAAGTCGTTCAGGCGCAGCTCAAGCAAGACCGTAAACTGACGCGGACAATCTTGCCCTGGCGTCCGGCGACACCGGCCGAGGCGCGAGGGCTTATGACTATCGAAGAGTTTGTCCATACAGTCTTCGCAGTCGTCGAGGAACACAACCGCGCGGAAAAGAAGCTTCAGGAAGGCGGAACGATCATCCCAGGTCAATTCTTCGCTGCCGGTATCGCACGGCAGCATCGTCCGGTCCTCGATGAGCCAACCCTCAATTATATATGCCTCCCGCAGTTTATACGCACACCCCACCAGAGCGTCGTAAGGATCACTGTCCGGCACGATGACGAGCGCGGCTATTACAGTCACGTGCTGGCGAACCGCAAAGACCGGGTGCGCATCTCCGTGGATCCGTACAACAGGGAAGCCCCGGCAGTGCTCACGAATCTGGACGGTACATTCCTTGATCTCGCCCAGCCCTGGCACGTCCAGAATCCATATGACCGGGAAGGCCTCCAGACAAAACGCTCACGCCAGGCAGAGCTGATGCAATGGGTCGGTGCCCAAGCCCGCCGGATCCGGGAAGCCTTCGGCATTGTCATCGAGGATGCCGCACCGGCCGCAGCACGCTCACCCCTTACAAAGATCCTTCCCGCCTCGGCAGTAGCGCACGAGGCAGAAAAAGAACACCGCGTATACCAGATCAGAAAAGAAAACACACAGCTCAACGAGCGCGAGACAGCACGCGAAGCGAACACGTTACGCGCAGATCTACAGGAGCGGTTTGCCGCTCAGGCAGCAGCTCAAGCAGCCGCCCCCGCGCCATTTATGCTCCCTCCGGAAGGCAAGGAACGTTACGTTGCATACCTCGCCCTCGCCGAACGCGCAGACTCAGGCGACGAGCTGTCTCCCGAAGAGGAGGCATTTTTACAGCAATACCCGAACACGGCCGATTACCGGCATATCAAACGGCTACATGAGAAATTCGGTGATCTCTATATACCAACCGGCAAAGAGGATCAGGCAGCAGGCGGCCGGGTCATCGACATAACGCAGCAGACCTGACCGAATACCCATAAACAGGAGGTGTTATGAGTAATAAGAATAACAACGGCGGCAGCAGCATGACAATATTGCCGCTCAAAAACGTATCGCTCTGCACGCGCGCCCTTGAACGAGCGATCGGCAGGGCAAACCATCTTCCCGGTATCGTAGAAATGCATGGCCCTAACGGGTTCGGCAAGTCGTATTCGGCGTGCTATTGCATGAACGAATACAATGCCGTCTACGTCCAGGCTCAATCGACCTGGACACGCAAGGCGATCCTGCTCGCTATCGCTAAGGCCCTGGGCCTGACAAGCGGGGTCTCAGGCAAGACAATGTACGAGATAACAGAAATAGTGAGCGAGCGGCTGGCGCTCTCAAACAGGCCGTTGATCGTCGACGAGATGGACCACATCATCAATCAGGGCGCAGTAGAGGTCATCAGGGATATTTACGAGGGATCGCTCGCACCGATCCTGCTGATCGGCGAGGAGAACATGCCGAACAAGCTCCGCCAGTGGGAACGGTTTCATGGCCGCATCCTGGACTTTGTGGCCGCACAGCCCGCCGACGCGGAGGACGCAAGGATCCTCGCAGAATTCTACTGTCCGAAGATCAAACTGGAAGCCGACCTGCTGGCCTCCCTTGCCGAGGCTGCCGGAGGATCTATCCGGAGGATATGCGTAAACCTCGACTTGATCCAGGAGACGGCTCTCGGGGCGGGCAAGAAGGTAATCGACCTCGGTGCATGGACGGCATTCAAAAAAGGATTCTGGACGGGGCAGACCGTTGAAAGGCGGTTTCAATGAAAGAGCGCAGGAAGACTCAGAAGCCGGAGAACGAGAAAGCGCACAATGAAAGCAGAGACGCGATCTGGAGGGCGATCCGCAGGCGCAGGGAATTCACCGTCGCGGATCTGAAAAAAAGCTGCAATCTGGTCTATGACGCGATCTCGTTGTATGTGCGGGCATTGACCCGCGCAGGGTATCTGACCAGACGTCCAGGTCCCGCCCGTCCGGGGCCTCAGTCTCCGGACAGCGCATACAGGACGCGGCATATTTACACCCTGGTCAAAGATGCTGCCGACGCCCCCAGGGTACGATCGGACGGGACCGAGATCACCCAGGGCACGGCCAGGCAACATATGTGGAACACAATCCGCGCCAGGAGGGTAATCACCGTAAACGATGTCGTCGCCTTATCTTCCACCAGTGGGTACCCCATCCGGAGGGCAGTCGCAGCAGAATACATACGGTACCTGGAGAAGGCGGGATACGTCCGTAATATCTACGCAGGGGCTGCTGTCGCCACATACCGCCTAATCCGCGACACCGGCCTGAGAGCGCCCATGATCCAGCGCGTGCGGCAGGTATGGGACCCGAATCTGCGCAGGGTAATGTGGCCCCTCCCGGATGCCGAGGGCAAAAAATGAGTACGGAACTATTGCAACAGATGGTTGAAAAGCTCGGCCTGCAGGAAGTGGCCAAACAGATCGGCTATAACAAGTCGGCGGTCTGCCATGTCCTGAAAGGCTCCTATAGGGGCAATCCGGGGCGTGTCCTCAAGGCGGTGGAAGAAAAATTCTCGCAACAGGCCGTTGAATGCCCCGTCATGGGTATGATACCGCTTTCCCGGTGTGTAGAAAACAGGAACCTCCCGTTTTCATCGGCAAATCCGATCCGCGTGATGCTTGCGCGGACGTGCCCAAAGTGCAGGAGGAACAATGACAAATAGCGAGCGTGTAATGAAAAGTATACGAGATCGTCAGCCTCCACGGCGATCAGCGCCCTGGACGCCGCGCGAGTTAAGACGCTTCTGGGCGACCGCACGGCAGTCAGGCGCAAGCAAAGACGAAGTGCACCATATCATTAAAGGACATTATCCCGGCAAAAGCACACTCCACGATCTGACCCGTTTTGAGTTCATGAGGCTCATGGACAGCCTGTACCACAGCAAAGATGGAAGCCGCGACCTGGATGCACATCACGGGAATATCGCGGACGGCCAATGGCGGAAGATCCGGTACCTGCAACGGCGGCTTAAATGGACGGACGCGCATCTGGTCAACTATATCAAGGACCATGGGCATATCAGCCATATACAGTTTATGAATTGTGACATCGCGAGAGCGGTAATAACAGGGATGGTAAAGATTGAGACGCAAAGATAGACGGGCAAACGCGAAGGTTTTGAAGGCTTTACTGCCGAAGGACATCGTCCCGGGGACGGCAAAGGTACCCACAGTTCCAACGCCCGTGGCAGATAAACGGTACGCGAATGGCGACATGTACTGCAAGGGGTGGAATGACAGGATCGACACGGCGGTATGTATTACGCGGAATCTCAGACATCCGGAGAAATGCAACGGATGCGGGTTTGCAAAGGAGTGAACAATGGGCGATCTCATGGCGGCAACATTTTTAGTGGTCTTTATCGGCACGGTTGTCGCGTGCTTTTTGAAAGGAGGGAATTGATGGACAGATTTGAAAAGGTTATCTGTGCGATCATCCTCGCGTGTGCGATCATCGCCGCGGTCGGCCAGGTAAGCACGCGGACGCAATACAGCGAGAAGATGCTCAAGCACCGGCTTCAATACCAGCAATGTCTCCAGGGCACGGATCACAGGGCGGTATTTGCGGATTACAGAACGGGAGGCAAATAATGAGAGCATCGATCAAAGTCACAAAACTTGATCCGGGGAAATGGCCACCTGGTGCGAAGATTTCCGAAATAACCGTCTCTGGAGTAACGGTCGCCGTATATGTACCACTCTTTACACAGCAGATAACGGTAGTGTTTAACGCTAATCAAAACGAAATGTACACGGCAACCGCGCACGATATCGCAAAGGGGATCGTGTTGGCAGGGATAAAAAACATCAATAGGAGGTAAGCATGGCAAGGAATATTAAGGTATCGAATTGCAAGGATTGGAGCGAGGTGGACAGCGCGCTCCGCAGGATGGGAGAGATCGACATCAGGCTTCAGAAGCTCGAAGGCGAGATGACATTGAAGCTCAATGAGATCCGGGCGGAATACGATACAAAGGCTGAAGGTCTCAAGACGGAGCGAAAAGGCATTGAAGATAATATCGCCCTCTTCGCAGATGCGCATAAAGAAGAGTTTGCAAAGGTGCGCAGCAAAGACCTGACCTTCGGCGTGGTGGCATTCCGGGTCGTGAGCAAGGTCGTAATGAAATCAAAAGCGGCAACTCTCGCGGCAATGAAAGCCCTGGGGCTCAATCAGTATATCAGGATCACCGAGGAACCGGACAAAGAGGCCATGAGCGGCCTCGACGCCGGGACACTCGCAAAGGTAGGGGCATCCCTGAAGACGGAAGACAAGCTCCGCATCGAGCCGAATATCGAGCGCATCAAAGAGAAGGAGGCGGCATGAAGACGAAAGAGGCGATAGCACCCAAGGCCGAAGACCGGGCGCAGATAGAGACGATTAAAGGACAGTACGAACTAAAGCTGCAGCAGATGGAAAAGGAGCACGAATACGAGCTCCTGAAAACATCCGCTGACACGAAGGTCAAAGGCGCGGCGATGCGAGAAAGCCTGGAGCGGCTGCTCAGGGTCATGTTTCTGCGGGAGACAAAAGCCCGCCTGAAACCGAGCGGCCTGTGGTCCCGATGGTGCGAGGAAACGGGCGTGGATTTGAAGAACGCCGACCGCGAAATTGACAAGCTGGGGGACTTCCGGGACGAGCTACTCCTCAGTTTCGGGAGTCACGTCGGATATGAAATCAATAAAATCAAATACTTAACTTCCGGGGATATGGGGGGCGACTCCCGAATTTCGGGAGTCACTGTCGAAAGTGGCCAGGTTTACCTCAATGGAGAGCAGGTATCACTCACCCCGGACGACGTTCAACTCGTCATTGAAAGGCTGCAGGAAAACGCCAAACGGATTGAAGAAAAAGCCGTAGAAGAAAAGGCTGCCCTGGAGAAGGAGCAGGCAGAAACAAAGAAGGCATTGAAGAAAGCGGAGCGCGAGCTGAAGAAGATTAAGGGCGAAGCCGAGAAGAAGGGTGTGACGCCGGAAGAAATCGCTCTGCTTGAGGACATGGATGGGGTGAGGAAGGATTTTGATGCCATCATGGAAAGGGTTCATGGCGCTCAGAATCACGCAGGCAGCGGTGAGATAACCGACCGTATGATTGCAGCGGTTACAGCCACGCTGGAGTATATGATGGCGCAGTTATCGGCTGTAATAAAAGTCAGGAACTGAGCGGGGATATATGGAAAACCAGGCAATCAAAGAAGGTGACAACGTGATGCATCCGGCGAAGCGCGGTGTTGGCACCGTGCGATACATCACAGGGAAATACGCCATGGTGCTGTTCGGGAAGACGTCCATGACGTATCTGTTAGCTGATCTTATAAGAATAAAGCTAAAAACAGAGGAAGAACTCAGGAGAGAGTATGCTCAAAAGAAAGAGTGAACTCAATTACAGGCGTGCGTCAGAACGGTTCGAGCGATGCAAATACTGCCTGCACAAGAAATGGACCCCGGTATTAAGTTGCGCTCGGGGGCCTCAACGTGAAGTGCTTTATTACGCATGGCGCTGTGAGGTGATCGGGCTGGATTGCTCAAGACGGTACAACATCCAGGACGATCACGTATGTGATCGGTATGCGAGGAGGGACCATGGACCCAAAACAAATGACCTATGAGGGAACGCCGCACGAGTCGGCGGATCGGGAGATGATGGCAATAACCGCGATAGTCGTTGAGCTTCGCAGGGCCTCTCTCATCAACGGGCCTTTCCACAGCGCGCACGAGGGCTACGCGGTCATAAAAGAAGAGATTGACGAGCTGTGGCAGGAAATCAAGAAAAAGACGCTCAACCGCGATCCCGAGAAACTGCAGGAGGAGGCCGTCCAGATTGGCGCCTCGGCGGCACGGTTTATTATAGACATTTGCATGGGAGGAGCGTGGAAGATATGAACCGTACCCTTATATTCCCGGCGATCATTATAGGACTCTCCGTGTGCGCGGGTATCGTGTATCTGACAGCCGGGGATTACAAGCGTGGTTTTTACTGGCTCTTTGCAGCGGGGGTAAGCATATGCGCAACGATCTGATCTGTCCTAAGTGCGGTAGTGGAAATATTATCCCGGACCGGTTATCAGATACCGGCAGGAGGTGTATAATGTGCGGCACGCACAAAGGGTTTATCGAGAGAGCACTGCCGGAGCAGATGCAGCTAAATCTTGACGGTCCTCGGCTCACCAGCGAGCAGCGTGCGGTGTGGGACTGCATTCGGGATCACCGGGGCAAAGGCAACGAGACCCTCGGCACGGAGATCTCGCGGATCACCGGCATCGACTATACCCGCGTCCGGGCCGTGATCGCGGAGCTCATCAATCACAAGGGCCGCAATATCGGCAGCAACAGCAGAGGCTACTACGTACCGGTCACACCCAACGAGATCCGCGAGGCTACGAGATCCTTGAGGCATAGAGGGATAATGATCCTGTGGCGGGCATCGCGGCTTACAGGCAACTCCCTGGAAGAAGTCTTTCGGCAGGGACGCATAGAATTCGATCCGCAGAAGGAAGCGGCGAATCAATGAGGCAAGGAGAAGCCCATGCCGGATAAATCTCTGGAGTGGATCAAAGAAGTAGAGTTTGAAGATCTCCTCGATAAAGATGCAAAATTGGTCTATGAGTATTGCGGCATTGAGGTGTTGGTCGCGCTCTGGCAATACCTCTCATCAATGAGCATCTACGTATCGACAAAACCCCTGGATAGAATAAAGAAACGATACATCAAAAAGCATTGCAACGGCAGCAATATCAAGGAACTCTGCGCAAAACTCGATGTATCCGAAAGGTTTATCTACGATGTGCTGGAAGAACGAGGCATCATTCACGAAGGACAGGAGAGATTGTGTTAAAGTATAGCAAGCTCACGTTCAAAGCCTATTGACCCACTTGTTCTACGCTATCATTATTTATACCCAAATATGATCTGAAGGTTCCTTCAAGAACCGGGAATATTTGATTAGAGGCATTTACAGCTTTGATCCATGTTTTAATAACCTCGTCATTAACGACTGGCTGAAAATCATCCGGATCGCGATATGTAACATTTTTAAATTGAGATGAAATGAAAAGAATCAAATCTATATAACGTTCAATTTCGTCGGCAATATTTTTATGAAAAAATATTCTTTTTCTTCGGAAATCGTCCAACGATTTCGAGGCAAATTCTTTTAATTCTTGAGCCTTGATGTCTTCTTGTTTTTCGCTTAACGCTACCTTAAGGTAATTTTTCCATTTTATTGGGTCGCCATCTTTCGGCCTTATATATTGTTCAAAAAGCTCCGGATGTTCTTCTAATAAATTATAATGGAATAGCAAATAACCTGTTTGATAAGACATATAAACTAAATCTGAATAGACTTGTTTTACGTTCTGAGCCTGTTCGTCAAACAGTTTGCTGAATTGATAGTAATTCTTCTTGTTCATCAATTCGATTTCTGATTTAAAAACTTCTGTTCTTTTATTAAGGGATGCCTCAAATAACTTCTTAAATACAAAGACAAAGAGGCCAAGCACTACCCCATTGGTAACTATTGCAACGCCAATTGTTGTTAGTAGGTCGGCCATACTATATGTGGTACTCCCCCATATAATGCAGTTTGATGGTGGTGGCTATGCTGGTTCAGCCACTAAACTTCCTAAAGTGAATCCTCGAATAGATTCAAGGGAAAGGCGCACAAAAACACCAGTATTCCCAGGTATAGGAGCACCACCAGGGGTGTAGTATTTTGCATCTCGCAAGTGGATAAAATTGGTAGTTTTTTCTGTAGGCTCCGGATTTTCGGCTTTCACTTTTTGTATCGCTGATTCAATTGTGGCTATTGTTTCGTGATGCTGCACATATTTATCATAACTTATGACAAATCCAGAGACCAGGAAGCCACCGACAAGTAAGGTTACATCCTGTTCCATTGGTGGGTCTGCTTCTGCAGAAATGATAAGAGAAAGCAATATCAAATCTTTCATAAAACCCTCCTTTTTAATCATTATTTTATTAAAACAATGTGGTTTGCTTTTTATTTTTATTAGCCTCCACTTTGTCGGCCTGCTTAAATGTGATGGTCGCTGGAGGCATTTTAATCTCTGCACCATTGAGCAGATCCGGAATAGTCAATATTTGCAATTTTGGATAGTCCCTGTTCCATCCAGGCGAATGATAGAAACCAGCCGCAACGGCCTCTGTCATCATTTCACGGCTTGGGCTCTCAAGGGTTATAAATATTCCCATGGCAGCATTTTCACGCTCTACGGTACCCCGCAAGTCGCGGACATCCCCGCTTTTAACCTTGCCGCCCTTAACCTGTATAAGAGCCTGTTTTGGTTTTCCGTTGAACTCGTCTATAAATGTGATTACGCCGTCAACGCCACGATCCATGCCTTTCTTTCCCTGCTTTGATCTAACATCACCACCCAGGGGCCGGGCCTTGATCAGCGAAAGTGCCCACCATTGGAACTGATAAGGATCATCTTCTTTTAATTGATAGGCAGACGGTAGATCTTCGGGTTCTCCAATTACCTTGTAATCCTTCTTTTCGACAAGCCCGAAGGAGTCTTTAAGACGATATTTTTGAAGGGCTATCGAGAGGTGAGTTATGTCGATACCGATCCACTGCCGGCCTAATTTTTCAGCTGCAGCAATGGTGGTTCCGCAACCGCAGAAAGGATCGAGGACAACATCGGCAGGATTACTGCTTGCAGATATGATCCTCTCAAGAAGCGCAACCGGTTTTTGCGTTGGATATCCGAGACGCTCAGCGGCCGAAGGCCCCAAAGCCTCTATATCATCCCATAGTGATTGAACGGCTACACCCTGGCCTTCATCAAGATATTGTTTTCTTACAGGAACAGTTCCTGGAGATGTTTGAATTACTTGACAGGCATCAATTAATTCTTGCATCTTTTGTTTTGAGTAGCGCCAGTAACGGATCACGCCCATAACCTCATATTGAGGATTGCCTTTGGCGCCTCCGCCTGGGCCGATCATGCTAATTAATCTATAGCGGCGTCCATTTGCATCTTTATATTTATAAAACTTTTCAAGATACTCTTGAGAATATGGTTGGAAAAGTGAGTTGAATACATATTGTGCAGACTTGCCGTAGAACAAAATGCTGTCTGTGTTCGGTCCAAACATTTTACTGCCTTGGCCGACATTACCTTTGATAGTGCTCGCCCTTTTCCAAACAATCTCATTCACATAATTTTCTGCTCCAAAAATAGAATCCAATACGATTTTCAAATAATGGCTCGCTGTGGGGTCGCAGTGGAGGTATAAGCTCCCGGTAGATTTAAGAACACGGTGAAGCTCTATTAATCTGGCAGCCATCATCACCAAATAGGCCATCATTTGGTTCTTTCCAATGAAATCGGTTAAAGCACTGATCATTCGGGAGATCCTCACCTCGCCGTGCGTCACTAATTCTTGATATGTGGACTCCGTTGCCTGGTTCCAATGCCAAGTGTCATCAAACGCTTTCATCTGTGCTTCAGCTTCATTACCGCTTTCATCCTTGAAAAGGACATTATACGTTCGGTTTGAATTGAATGGAGGATCAAGGTACACCAGATCAACACTTTCTGTATCAATATGATCCCTTAAAATGTGAAGGTTATCTCCATAATACAGCGTGTTCATAGAATATTTGATGTTATCGCAATGTAACAAAAAAGGCAAGGTGCATTTATTGGTTTAGAAAAATATATTGACAGCAAAGGATGTTCTTGAAATAATCCTTTGTAACCAACCCCGTATCTCTGTAAATTCCTGAACCGTTCAATAAGTAATCAATAATCCCGCATAGTACAATCGCATCATAATGATCACTCACATCACGCAACGTGAAAAGCCCTGGAGGGGAGCCTATACGCGGGATCCCCTACCAGGCACAAAGAGGTACATTGATGACCGGAGATGATCTGCGTAAAAAATGTCTTGAGATCGCGACGGCGGAGATCGGCGTCAAGGAGATCTGCGGGGATCGGGATAATCCGCGCATCGTTGAATATCACCAATGCACAGCCTTAAAGGCCACGGATGACGAAACTCCCTGGTGCTCGGCCTTTGCCAACTGGGTCGTAAACCAACTCGGCCTCAAGGGCACAGATAACGCGATGGCCCGCTCCTGGCTTCGCTGGGGCAGCCCTTTTCCGGAGCCGCAGCCCGGCTGCATCGTTGTGTTGAAACGTGGCGCTCCTCCGAGCGGCCATGTGGGTTTCTTTGTGCGTAAGGCCCCGGGCGGGCTGATCAAGGTGCTCGGCGGCAACCAGGGCAACTGCGTCAAGGTCTCGACTTTTAAGGAGGCCGATGTCCTGGGCTACCGATGGATCGAGGAGGTCTAAATGCACGCACCGCTTAATCTGTCAGAGATAATCCTGATGCTGGCCATGGGCGGGGAAAATAATCCGCTCAAGGATCTGCCGGAAGATACAAAAACCATTACGCTCAAACAGCTTGAAGTTTTCCACAACTACTGGCTCGGCAGGGTCATCAACCACATCAATGAGACCGGGATTATGCGAGGTTTCAGCCTTGAGGACATGTCGGAGATTATAATGCAGGATGACAACCCGCTATTGCCGCTGGCGGAACAAAGACCTGAGCCGCAGGAGATTCCACGGGAAATATTCGAGCAGTATATCCAGTGGTACAGCAACGCGATTGCCGCGTACATCAAGGCAAAGCTCGAAAGCAAGAAATGAAGAAAGGAGGCCGCACATGAAAAAGGTTTTAAAGGGTTTGATGCCGGTAATGCTCGGGGCGTTATTCTGTGTGATATCGTTCGGGGTCCACGGATACGGTCCGGCCTGCACCATGTCATCCGTCGCGATCGCGGCGGATCAGGTTACTGCCGTCTCGACGGAACCTACGCTCGGCAGTGCCGTGAAGGGCGTGGTAGATAACGCCATTATCCCCCTGGTTGTTTCGCTTGTCGGTGCTCTCGTAAGCCTGGTGCTCGTTAAGTTGAAGAATAAATACAACATCGAGTTGAAGGCAGAGACCGAAGCCTGGATCAGCAAACAAGCAGAGAACGCTGTCCAGATGGTCGCCGAGAAAGCCGCTGCAAAACTTAAGTATGAAAAGATAAAACTTACCGGCAACCAAAAATTAGATACGGCCGTTGCGATGCTGGTGACGAAGGTGCCGACGATCTCACGGGACCAGGCAGACCAGTATATCCACGCGGCTCTGGCCCGCATACCTGGCCTCGGGGCTACGGGCGACCAATCGCTCGTCGTGGGGGCTGCGCCGCCGTTGCAGGCTGTGGTGGGCGAGCTGTCTTCATGATCTCGGCGATTCTCAGCATTATAGCCACCATACTCCCCCGGGTCATGGGACTCTTTGATCCGGAGGCGAAAAGGAGACGGGAAAATGAAGCGTTCGACAAAGCACTTGCGAATACCGATACTGCTGCTATCAGCAGCCTGCTTTCTCAGCGGTTTGACAGGGTGCGCACACCAACCGGCAGTTATCCCGGACAGCCGGGAAGTGATCGACCTGTCTAAGGGGTCGGAGTCGAGGCCGGGCTGGTACGGGATTTCCGGGGGATACCTCCGTCAGATCTTCCAGGACCTTGAAAAGTGCGGGAGTAGCAAATGAACGAGCATTGGCAGCTACTCATTATCGTCTTGGCGGTCATGGCCGCATGTGACGGCCTGTCATTATTCGCCAACCGGTTCATCGTTTCACGGGCCATAGCCGCTCAAAAGGATCAATACAGGGAGCAGCTCATAACCGCAGCAAAGACCTGTACCGACCTGGCCGGGCAGCTTAAAGACCAGCAGGCCGTGGAGAAACAGATCGCAGAACTTAACGGACGGATGAACAATTACCAGTCGGTTGAGCGCCAGCTCCTGGAGTTAAGGGCAGATCTCCCGGTCAGCTATGTCCGCAAGGAAGATTTTATCCGCCATGAGGTCGCAATCAACGCGAAGCTGGACAGGATCTATGAAGTATTGAGCAAACATAATCCAGGAGGATGCTGATGGATATAGAAAAAGCCAGACGCGAGGAGCTCAGATGGCTCATACTCCAGGCATTGCACGCAGCACAGCCTGTGGGTGCCTCTGAAACAATTGTCAAGAATGCCATTGAAGCGGTGATCCTCGACGTAACCCTTATGGAGATCCGGCGCGAGATGGATTATCTCGCCGAACGGGACCTGGTGACGATCACGAGGCGCGACACCCCGGTCTGGTTTGTGAAGATCAATAACCACGGCATTGATATCGTTGAATATACCGTCGAATGTCATCCGGGCATCGCGCGCCCGAAGAAATACTGGTGACCTGATGCCGCAGAGATCGAAAGTCCATACCCTGCCTGAAGAGATCAAGCAGGCCCTCGACAAACGCCTTATCACGGGCGGGTTTTCCGATTATGTGGCACTGTCTGCCTGGCTTGCCGAGCAGGGCTATGAGATATCGAAATCCTCTCTTCACAGGTACGGCTCGGAATTTGAACAGCGTCTCTCCGCGATCAAGATCGCGACGGAACAGGCTCAGGCAATAGCCGAGGCGGCGGGGGACGATCAGGGCGCGCTTGGCGATGCGTTGACCAGGCTGATCCAGGAGAAGACTTTTCAATTACTTGTTGAAATGGAATCACTGTCGGCAGATGACATTGACTTCACAAAACTTGGCGAGATGGTGGCCAAGCTCAACAAAACAGCGGTGCTGCAAAAGAAATGGATCACAGATATGCGGGAAAAGGTCTCAAGGACCGCCGATGACGTGGTGAAGGTGGCGAAATCCGGAGGCCTCTCAAAAGAGAAGGCCGAGGAGATCCGCAAGAAGATACTGGGGATCGTGTGATGGATGGTATGGAGCAGAAAATACAGAAGGATTTTGACGCGGCCCGCGAGGCAACCGGCATACTCCTGCCTTATCAGGCACGCTGGGCGAACGATAAGGCGAAGGTAAAGGTTATCGAGAAATCCCGCCGTGTAGGCATCTCCTGGGCGGAGGCCGCAGACGATACTCTCTATGCCTCCGAGAAGGGCACCGGCGAGAAGAGAAACGTCTGGTACATAGGCTACACAAAGGACATGGCCCTTGAATTCGTCAACGATTGCGGGAACTGGGCGCGAGCGTACAACATTGCTGCCACGGAAATGGAAGAGTATGAAGAGGACGACATTGATATTGACGAGAACGGTATTGTTGCCAGCGAGAAGAAGATCCAGGCGTACCGGATCACCCTGCATTCGGGCTGGAGGATCACCGCGCTGTCTTCGCGCCCTACCAACCTCAGAGGCAAGCAGGGGCGCGTTGTTATCGATGAGGCCGCGTTCCACGACGATTTCCCGGGGCTTCTCAAGGCTGCCGTTGCACTCCTCATGTGGGGCGGCGATGTGCGAATCATCTCAACTCATTTCGGGGAAAATAACCCCTTCAACCAGCTTATCCAGGATATCCGTGCAGGTAAGGTTCATTACAGCCTGCACCATGTGGATTTCGACGAGGCCCTTTCCGAGGGCCTGTACAAAAGGATATGTGAGGTCCTGAACCGTGAATGGTCTCCGGAGGCAGAAGCGCAATGGCGTACCGAGATGATCGATTCCTATCGAGCCGATGCCGATGAGGAGCTTTTCTGCATACCGAGCAAGGGAACCGGCATATGGGTGACCCGCGCTCAGATCGAGGCAATCATGTCCGACGAGATCCCGGTCATACGCTATAAACAGACCGACGATTTCTCCAGGCAGTCGGATGATCTCAGGGCCGCTGTGACGGAACGATGGTGCGAGGACGTACTAAAACCATTCCTGATCATGCTCAACTCTGAAAGGCGGTGCTTTTTCGGGGAGGACTTTGCCCGCACCGGTGACCTTACCGTTATCGTGCCGCTCCAGGAACAGCAGAATGCGACATTTAAGGCCCCTTTTATGCTTGAGCTCCGCAATATGCCCTTCCGGGAGCAGGAGCAAATCCTCACGTATATCGTCGACCGGTTGCCGCGATTTACCTTCGGCGCTCTTGACGCGCGCGGCAACGGCGAGTACATGGCCGAGCGGATGATGCAGAAGTACGGAACCGGGCGCATAGCGCAGGTGATGATAACCGAGCTTTGGTATCGGGAGGCAATGCCGAAATACAAGTCGGCCATAGAGGACCGATCGGTCTTACTCGCGAAGGATGCAGATGTCATCGAGGACCATCAATACATCAAGGTGATCAAGGGTATCGCGAAGATCCCGGAAAAGAAAACGAAGGGCCAGGATAAACAGCAGCGCCACGGCGATTCGGCGATTGCCGGTGCGATGGCCTGGTTTGCCACCTACCAGGACGCCTCCGGGCCGATCGAATACGAGAGCGTCGCAAAGCGCACACCCTATGCGTCAGAGGATGACGATTTGGACAACAGGGCGCGATTCCATCAGAGGGGAGCCTGGTAATGATACTCGATCAGTATGGCAAAGAGATAAAATCGAATAAGCCGATCCTTGACGAGATCGCTTTGCAAACGGTGCGTGACCGCTACGGCTCATATCCGTCTCAGGGTCTCACGCCTGAGCGTCTGGCCCGCATCTTTAAAGAAGCCGACCAGGGCGATGTATCCCGCCAGGCGGAGCTGTTCGAAGAGATGGAGGAAAAAGACCTGCACCTGACCGGTACGCTCCAGACCAGAAAGCTCGCCGTCACCGGCCTCGAATGGGAGATTCTCCCGGCGTCAGAATCACCGGAAGATAAAAAAATCGCGGCTGCCGCAAAGGAGATGATTGAATACGTAGAACATTTTGACAATGCGCTCCTGGATATCCTTGACGCCGTCGGCAAAGGGTTTTCTGTCGGCGAGATAATATGGGACATATCGGAAGGGCAGGTATGGATAAAAGACATCGAGTGGGTACACCAGAGGCGCTTTACCTTCAACTCTCCCACGATACTCCTGAAAACCCCGAAGTTCATAACCGACGAGGCTCCGGTATGGGGCGAGGACCTGCCGTCGAACAAGTTTGTTGTGCATCGCTATAAGGCTCGTTCCGGCGCGACGCCGCGAGGAGGGCTGCTCCGCCCCTGTGCATACATGTACCTCTTTAAAAATTATGACATCAAGGACTGGCTGATCTTCAACGAGCTGTTCTCCGTGCCGATGCGTATCGGGAAATATAAACCAGGCACGCCGCCAAAAGAGATCGACGCCCTGAAGCAGGCTGTTTTCAATCTCGGCGTTGACGCTGCCGCCGTAGTGTCCGATTCCACGCTCATCGAGCTGATCGAATCGAAGGTCACCGGCAGCAATACCTCATTTAAAGACTTCGCCGATTTCTGCGACAAAGCGATGAGCAAGGCGATCCTCGGACATACCGGATCTGCCGAAGGGACACCGGGGAAACTGGGCAACGAGGACCAGGCCGGCAACATCCGGCAGGATCTCCTGGAATCGGATGCCAAGGCGCTTATGACCACCATCAAATTTCAGGTGCTCGCCCCGTGGGTCGCATTCAATTACGGTTCCGATAAAGGCGTGCCAAAATTCAAGCTCCACTTTGAGGAAGGAGAAGACCTGGAAAAGACCGCCCGCGTCTATGGCACGCTGATAAGGGACGTAAACTTTGAAGGCATCCCGGAAAGCCACATATACGAAAGGTTCGGGATCCCGAAGCCGATTGCCGGAGAAAGGATCGTAAAACCAGCACAGACCGGGTTTGGATCCCTTTTCTCCTCACAGGACAAATCACCGGCAATACCGCCGGGCAAAACAGAACGGCTCGCCAACAAGACGGGATATACCATGATGAAAAACAACAGCTCTGTCGATGATTGGATCGCCATCTATATGGAACGTATCCGGCCATCGCTCCAGGGAGCGCGTGCCTCCGCCCTCGATGAAATCGAGAAGTATCTTAAATCCCTGTCAGAGCCGCCCACGGAGGAGGCATTGAAGGCAAAAATGGCGGATGTCCTCGGTGTCGCATACTCTGCCGTGGACAAAGAGGTCATCACAGGCACTATTGCTGAACTTTACACACAGTTCCGGAACGAGCCAGGGGCAGCTATCGGCTTTGGCGGTCCGGATATGCGCTCGATCAATTTCCTGTCGGAGCTGGACGGTTTCTACGTCTCCAAGTGGGTTAAAAACCCCGACATGCAAAAGGCTGTCATGGATTTTCTCTCCGAGCGATATCTGACGGAAGGCACCGGTATCTTCGGGCGTGGGACACCGGGAGACTTCCAGGCGTTCCGGGATCTCTTTGCGCAGCGGCTCGCCGACCTCGAAGATTGGCAGGTGCGCCGCATCATCGATACGTCCGTCACCCGCGTACAGAACTGGGCGGCGATCTCGCAGTTCCACGAAGCAGGAATCACCGAGATCGAGATCTACGAGCCAACTCAGGAATGTGATTTCTGCAGAGCCATGAACGGGAAGATCATCAGGGTAGAGACGGCATTCGGCACTATGGCACGGCAGGCGGCCATGAGTCCGGAAGAATACGAACAGGAACTAAAAAGTGTCCAGCCAGTCAAGGACAATATCGGCGCAATCATCGACAGAGGACAGTTGCCGCCGTATCATCCGCATTGCCGGGGCATCGTGATCAAGAGGGTTATATGAATATAAATCTGAAAATGACACCGCACATAAAAGACCTCCTGGGCAGACTTAAGGGAGATACGACAGGGGCATTAAAAGCGGGCATGACATATCTCCTTGCAACCATCGAGGCAAAGGCGGTCAAGCACGCCCCGATCAGGACGTCGAACCTCGCGCGGACACGGACAACGGATGTAAGCACGGACGGGAATACGGGCATCCTCAGATTCACTTCTCCTTACGCTGAATACGTCCATGAGGGCACCGGCATCTTCGGCCCGCGCAAACGGCGGATCGTTCCCACATCAAAGAAGGCCCTTTTCTGGCCCGGCGCGAAGCACCCCGTGAGATCCGTTGCAGGTATGAGACCAAGGCCATTTATGTCGAAAGCCATAGCTGAGACCGATGCCCAGGGAGAGTACGAGACAGGAATCGACAATTATCTGAGGCAAAAGGGGTGGATATGACAAAACGCGAAAACAGGGGTTCTGGCGCGTTTTTTCATGGGGACATAGGTAAACATACGGGTCGCTCCGTAAAATGCGTTTTTCAACGGGGTCGCAACGGGTCTCAATCGATTTCTCAGGGGGAGGAAGGATGAAAAATATGCTGGTTTTTGTTTGTAAGGACCTGCAAGGGGTTATTCCGGAGGAAATCCAGGTCATCCCGGCAGGCAAACACGATACCCCGAAAGGGACGTATGAGCTGACCCATGAGAGCGCAGCAGAAGTCATTGCGCATTTTGAGCGGCAGCAAAACGACATGGTGATTGACTACGAGCATCAGACCCTCGCCGACCCTCCTGTCGAGGCCCCGGCAGCCGGGTGGATAAAAAAGCTCGTCAATAAGGGCGCGGACGGCGTCTGGGCTGTGGTCGAATGGACAGAGAAAGCCCGGCAATATATCACAAACAAGGAATACAAGTACGTCTCGCCGGTATTCTTCAAGCGCAAGATTGATAACGTGGTAGTCAGGCTCATTAACGTGGCACTCACGAATGCGCCGAATATCGACGGTATGGTACCGCTCATCAACAAGCTTGACATTGAGGTCAACGAAAACAAAAAGGAGGTAACAGGTATGAAGGCATTATTGAAACTCCTCGGTCTCGCCGAGGATGCAACAGAGGAACAGGCGATCGCCGCCGTGAACAAGCTGATAGAAAGCCTCGACAAGGGGACAAAAATGGTGGCGAACAAAAGCGTCCTCGATGCGCTCGGTCTTGCGGAAGGCGCGAGCGAGTCGGAAGTGACGGGGACCATCATGGCCATGAAGCAGGGCAGCGACCAGGTGAAGGATCTGGCGGCAAAGGTAACGACGCTCACGAACAAGCTCAACGAGAAAGAAGCTGCCGACTGTGTGGCGCAGGCCATGAAGGACGGCAAGATCACCCCGGCACAGAAGGACTGGGCAGTGGAATATGCAAAACGGGATCTCGCGGGCTTTCAGGTCTTTATCGCAAAGGCCCCCGTAGTTGTGATCGACGGCAAGATCGTCACCGACCAGAAACCGGGCGAAAACGCGCTTGATGACACGCAGGCGCAGATCAACAAGATGTGCGGCATCGATGACGAGACGTTTAAAAAGTACGGACCGAAAGACAACTAAACCTGCCCGCTGACGCGCCCCCGGGCGCGAAAGCGAGAGCAAAAAAGAAGGAGGCAACATGACAGCATTATCGGCAGACAAAAAACTTGAATACCAGGAAGGGGTGGAGCTGCCCTTTTCCGTGTACCGTTCCACGAAGATCTACGCGGGCGGTTTTGTGATGGCAAGGGCGGACGGATATGTCATCCCCGGAGCAGACGCATCGGGCGGCATCTTCCAGGGCGTTTCCCGCGAGAACGTGGATAACTCGCTTGGAAACGACGGCGACAAGACCGTGACCGTGAGAAGACGCGGACTTGTCAGGGCTACGCTCGGCCATGCGATCACCCTCGCCAACGTCGGCGACGGCGTATTTCTGGTCGACGACCAGACCGTCGATCTGGCGGCCAACGTGACCTACGCGATCTTTGCAGGCGTCATCGCAGGATATATCAGCACTACAGAGGCGTGGATCGACATCGAACCGGCGATCAGACAGGCGGACGTGGCGACGCACATTGCGGATACCTCCAACGCACACGCAGCATCGGCAATAGGCATAGCCGATGCGGGCAATCACTTTGCCGCGGCCGAGGCCAATTCAGAGGCCGCGCTCCAGAAACTGGCAAAGGGACCGTTCTTGCTGACCCTGCCACGGTTTACCGGCTGGACAAAGGACGGGACGGATAAGACCATTCCCCTGCCCGCCATAGAGTCTCCAAATCCGGTGATCGTGAAGAGGGCATATGCAAACCTCGGCACAGCCCCGGGAGCAGACAAAACACTCACGCTGAAGCTCAACGATACGGAGCTCCTCTCCATTGCGGGGACAGATACCCAGGGAGAAGCTGAGGCGCTCTCGATCACAATTGCGAAGGATACGGATTTCGTCATAAAGGCGAACGAAACGGCATCGGGCGCAGGGGCAAACTGCGACATCACGCTCGTCATGTACGTTGACGACGGAGAGTAAAAAATAAACCCCTCTCCTTTACCGGGGAGGGGACAACAAAAAAGGAGGCAACACTATGATTATCAACCAGGCAACTTTAGTGGGGTTATACAAAACCTTCAGCACCATTTTCAACCAGGCCCTTGCCACAGCGGAAAGCATGATCGATCTTGTGGCCATGAGGTCACCATCCGGCGGCAGGAGCACCGGCTACCCCTGGCTCGGCAACTTCCCGATGATGAGGGAATGGATCGGCGATCGCGTCATCAAAGACTTGAGCGCGTTCCATTACGAGATCTTCAACAAACCGTTCGAGGCGACCGTTGAAGTAGACCGCGACGACATCGATGACGACCAGGTGGGCGTCTATACTCCCATGTTCCAGGGCCTTGCGCAGGCCGCCAAGGTGCATCCGGATATTCTCGGTTTTGCGTTGCTCGCGGCGGGCTTCTCGACGCTCTGCTATGACGGCCAGTATTTCTTCGACAGCGATCATCCCGTTAAAGGCGCATCCGTGAGCAACACGGGCGGCGGAGGCGGCAACCCGTGGTTCCTCATGGACCTCTCGCGCCCCATTAAGCCGCTCATCCTCCAGATCAGGAAGCAGCCCCAGTTCGTGGCAATGGACAAACCAGACGATGAGCAGGCGTTCATGCGGAAGAAATTCCGCTATGGCGTCGACGACAGGAAAAACGTCGGTGTCGGACTCTGGCAGCTTGCCTACGGCAGCAAGGACACCCTCACCGAGGCGCACTACATCACTGGCCGTTCGGCCATGATGGCGTTCACGAATGATGAAGGCGTTCCACTCGGTATCAAACCGACGCACCTCATCGTAGGCGGGACCAACGAATCGGCGGGCAAGGAGATCGTGGAGAAGCAGAACAAGACCGGCGGGGAATCGAACGTCTGGTTTAACACCGTGAAGCTCGTAGTCGTGCCCTGGCTGGCATAACGACTGAAGGAAATGTTCGGGGAGCCGGGGCTTTTATCTGAGCCCCGGAATCCGGACACAAAATCATAAGGAGGCAACACTATGAAGATCAGAGCAAGATCGATCCCGGACAAATTCCGGAGGGCGGGCATAGACTTTACAAAAACCCCGACAGAATACGACGTTGATGAGAAGACGCTGAAGATCCTGAAAACCGAATCGCAACTCGTCGTTGAGATTTTGCCGGAAGAAGCGCCGAAAGAGGAAGAGAAAAAAGGCAAGAAAGATAAATAACGGGGGAACGGGGCCCCGTTTCGGCGGGGCCCTGAAAAGCCATGTACAGCACGCTGACAGATCTGAAAAAACTGATTCCTGAAGAGATACTGCTCCAAGCCGTGAACGACGAGAATACTCCCATAGTAAGCGATCTCTGGCAGGCGTCACATGCATATATCGTGGGGGATCAGGTTCTTGCCGAGGCAGGCGGAGAATATTATTATGAGGTCACGGCAAAATCGGGCACCGGCACATCGGGGGCTGCAGTTCCGGTATGGCCGACTACGATCGGAGAAACCGTCATCGATAACCCCGGAGAGAATCAGCTTACCTGGACGTGCATGAGCACGAGGATCCCGGCTGCAGTTACAACGCGTATCGATGAAGCGATCGCCCAGGCCGATGCGGAGATAGACACCTACTGCGCAACACGGTATACGGTGCCTTTTACGACCGTCCCGGAGGCGATCAAAAAGTGCTCTGTGGATATTGCCATCTATAATCTCTACTCCAGGTACGTTAACAAAATGCCGGAAGCGCGGGCAGACAGATATAAAAATTGTATCCGCCTCCTGGAGGCGATCGCGAAAGGGACCATATCGATCGGCGAGACCCCTGAGCCTACGGCTAACGAATCAACGGTGGCAGCCGAGAGCAACACGACATCGAGCGACAGGGTCTTTACGAAGACCAAAATGAGGGGGTTTTAAGTGGATTTCGAGGATGTTGAGGATAAAGTCCTTGATGAATTGAAGGACCAGATCACCTATGCAAAAACTATCGGCACCTATGCAGGCCAGCTTGCAGAAGACATTGAAGAAGCCCTTGGTATATTCCCCGCAATTTTTATTGCGTATGCAGGCTCGGATCTGGAATGGGTAGACGGTCCAAACTACAATGAAAAATGCATATTTACTGTATTTGTTGCGGCAAAAAACCTGCGAGGCCAGATAACTACGCGGAAGGGGGATCACGGCTGCTACGAGATGATTAAAGATGTACTTGCCACCCTTACGAATAAGACGTTCGGCCTGGAGATGGAGAGGCTTACCCCTTTAAAAGTTGAAAATATATATATCTCAAAAACAATGGCAGCATACGGCATTGATTTCCAGACAAAATTTGATACCACATATTCGTGGTAAGCAGGAGGGATTATGGCACGCATAAGGGTTAAAGCTTTAGTGACCGGTACACATGCGATGTCCGGTCTGTACATCGAGACGGGCGGGGAATACGAGATAGAGGAAGAGCATTTCGGCAATGAGGTATTTGAAAAGATCATTACAGAGCAGAAAAGGGAGAGCGAAGAGCAAAGCGGTTCTCAACCCGCAGCTCAACGTTCCAGGCTATCGAAAAAGGAGGACTAAGCCATGGCATACGGAGTCGCAGGGGTAGAGATAAAGGCGGCAGTTAAAAAGGCATCTGCATGGGGCACCGCTGTTGCATGCGGGGCAAATAACGGGATATTGGTTCTTCCGACATCGATCAAAAAAGATATGTCGGTGGACGTGGATGATTCGGTCGGGACATTTTTTTCAAAAGACGGGAACCTCGGGGCGATAAAGGTAGAGGGGACCATCCCTGCATATGTGCGGTATGATTCCCTCGATGTCCTGCTCGCCATGTTTATGGGGGTCGCCGGTGCCCCGACACAACAGGGGGGAACAACCGCCTATGCATATGCCTATAAATGGAAGGCAGATGTTGACGGGTTTTTCGGGACCTTCGCAAAATACATGAAAAATTATATCGAAGAACACCCGTCAATGAAAATTGCAGGGATTACCATCAAGGGCGAGGTGGGCAAACCCATCCAGGTGATCTTTGATGTCATCAGCGACAACAAGATTATAAATTCGACGACGAATACCCTTGTGACCTTCGCGAACGTGACCTATTCCGAACAGGCAAACAGGGCAATTTACTCGCAGGGGATCTTCAGGATGAACACACAATCAGGGGCCGCCCTCGCGGACGGAGACAAGATATACCCCGCATCGTTTGAGCTGACTGCAAAGCGGAAACTGAAAGGGGAATATACCGGCGGGTATAAGTATACGTCCGGCAGCAATGTGCAGGAGCTGATCGATGAGCCGACAAATGACGGCCCTCCGGAAATACGGCTGAAACTCACATTCCCGCGACATACCGGGACAACATATCTCGCCATCCTCGGCGGGGACACACGACAGAAGATGGATATAACCTTTACCGGCGGGCTGATCGCATCCACCTATTACCGGAAGTTCATGCTCCAGTTCCCCCATCTGCAGCTTATGAACGACGATCCGGCAGATGAGGCAGGGATCATTAAAGAGCCGCTTGAATTTGTCGTACATGGAGCAGTAGCAGCGCCTACTGGCATGACGGGGATCACGGACCCGTTCTGGATCACGGGGATTAACCAGAGGTCAACAGACCCGCTGGCATAATGCAAAGGAGGCTCGTATGGACATAGGTGTATTGACTGAGGATACATTCCAGGCGTGGGTGCCGTTTGATGAGGACACGGAGGTGCTTTTCGAATACGTGCCCAGGGATGAATTGCAAAAACTATCGAAAAAGGCAACAAAAGTCAGCTTTGTCAAGCATCAGAGGATCGAAGAGATAGACTCATCCTTGGCGGACATATTGCTCGGCAGGAGGGCGGTCAAAGATTGGCGGCCGCGCCCAGGGAAAAAAGGGTTTACCAACAAACATGATCCTTTCCCGTATTCGCCAGAAAACTGCGATCTCCTTATGACCAAGTGGCAGGCCTTTGCACGCTTCGTAAACGAGACCTGCGTCGATCTGGAATTATTGATGGAAGGAGAGCGGGCGAAGACACAAAAAAACTTCTTGAACACATCAGGGCAAGAATAGACTTCCCTGGTGTGAGCTGCGAGGCATGTGAGGAGATACGGGGAAACGATGGCATCGCACCTGATTGCGAAACGGACAAAGGCTGCAAAATACCACCGATCAACGCCGCGGCGAAACGGGTCCTCAAAATCAGGGACAAACTCATTGCGCTGCAAGGTCTGGTGGACTCAGGGGATATTTTGAAGATGTACGGCGCTACAAGACGGGATATAGAACTGCTGGTCATGGTGGAGAAGGAATTAAAGGAAAATACGCCCAGAGGAAACGATGGCTGAAGTAAAGATTACCGTAACGGTAGAAGACAAAACATCCGGTGCGATCAGCACCATAGTGCAATCGACGGATACCGCCGCAAGCCGGACAAAATCTATCTTCGATGGGTTGAAAAAGCACTGGCTTGCCGTTACCGGGGCCATGGTTTCCGCTTGGATGGCATTTCAGAAGGGCCTGGATTATGCAAAGATGGGGGCTGCCGCGTTCCAGGCAGAGGAGGCGTTCAAACACGTTACGAGGGCATACGGGGAGGATGCGGATGCCCTCCTGGCAAAAATGAAACAGGTCTCCAACGGGATCATCGACGACAGCGATCTCATGCAAAGGGCGATCAAAGCCCTCCAGCAGGGGCTTTCCGGCAACCAGATCGTATCACTCCTTGAGGTCGCCCGTTCGTCTGCAAGGGTGGCCGGGATAGGCGTTGCTGAGGCCTTCGATAGGATCACGGAAGCAACTGCGAACCAGATGACGAGGGGGTTAAAGGCCCTCGGCATAGTGATCGACCAGAACAAGGCATATGCCGACTACGCAAAGAAGATAGGCGTGGCCAAAGAGGCCCTCACAGAGATGCAGCAATCCCAGGCTCTGGCTAATGCGGCGATCGAGGAAGGCAGGAGACAGATGGAGGCGATGGGCGGGATCACGGAAAACACATCGGAAAAAATCCAGAGGACCGAAGCCCAGGTGCATGAGATAAAAGAGGCTATAGGAAAGGGGTTGACGGTAGTCGTTGAAGAGGCCGCAGAATATTTCAAAAGCCTTGATAAGGCAATGCAGAACACATTTGATTCAGACAACGCCACGAGATGGGCATATAGAACTGGACAAGACATAAGGGACGTTATTGCATCTGTAACGACGCTCAGCATGTTCCTGGACAAAATAGGCGGGACGATGACCGCTATAGGACATATCGCTTTGGGCGGCAACCTCACGGAACTCGGCAGGCAAATGCTAATATGGAATGAACAGTTTGAGGAGCGGTATAAGGATTCCGAACGATATTTGAATGCCCTCGGCGACCGCGCCATTCAAGCGGCCGCCAACGTCGGGAAGGAATCGCAGGCGGCAGGAAATAAGATCGCCGGGATGGCCCTGGCGCAGCAGAACCTGGCGAACAAGACGGAGAATGCGAGGCGGACCCTCGAAAGCCAGAAAGAAACATTGAAGTCGCTGTATCAGACCCTGGCAGGCGACTTCTCCAAGGTCTTCGGAGAATTAACAAAGAAACAGCAGGAACTATTTAATATTAAGCTCACCACAGGAGACCTCGTCTCGCAGGTCAAACAAACATTGATGGATCCCGTCAAGAAATATACCGAGCAGACAGAGCAGCTCATGAATAAAGAAAAGATGGCCATGAAGCTCAGCTCCGACGAGAAGATCAAGCTCCTGCAATCCGTCCAGCAGCAATGGACAAGCATGACCGGTGAAATCAAAGACGGAGATAAAGTATGGAAAACAGCTGAGGAAACGTCCGAGAGCGCGATCGCCAATATTCAACGCATCGGCCGGGCCCTTGAGGCCGAAAAGGGCAAGCAGATTCAGCAAACACAAAGCCTTCTCGAACAACTACGGAGCGAATACGATAAATTGAAAGCTTTGGAGAACGATGTATTAACGCTCAAAATTGATACATCGGAATTCATGTCAAAGATCGCTGCATCACAGGCGGCGGTGCAGGCCCTGCATGACAAGGCGGAGGGCGTGAACAGGATGAACATCGCGATCACGGCATCGGGGTCTGAGACACTTCCTATTTCGGAAAAAGTTGCACAGGTTCAAGAATTGCTCGGCAGCCTGGCGGGGGAAACAACCTATAATCTGGATTTGAGCGCTTTTACCTCCGCCATAAGCCTGTTGTATTCGATCTCCCGCGAGCGTGCGCTATGGGAATACGCCGGGAAGGCCGATTCTAAATGGATGGATACCGCTATCGGATTGCTGGAAAAAGCATTATCGGCGACCGTTGGAAAAGCGGCAGCCGTGGAAGGATCCTATAGCTCCGGAACATCGTATGTACCGAAGACAGGGCTTTACAAACTGCACCAGGGCGAGCAGGTGATATCCGCCCGTGAGGCCGCAAACAGCGACAACAGGAGCTACCGCTCGGTCAAAGTAAGCTTGCCGTCCATACAGATTATTGCCAGAGATTCTGATGACCCAAAGACGCTTGCGAGGAAAATAGCAAAGCCCTTGCAGCAGGAGCTGAAGCGTCTTGAAACGTATATATAATCAGATCAAGGAGGAGAAAGATGTGGTCATTTGACATGAATTGTTGCACATCCTGCAGCAGGATCGATACATGCCCTGACGCAAAAGCGATACAGAAGACACTCAGGGCATTGCTCGATGCCGTTGAAAACAACGAAGGCGGCTCACAGAAGGGCGTTATCGTTGTTGTGTGCAAGGACCCGGAGAAATGAGAAAACGGCATGAAATCCTTTCCCGCCAACTTCACCGCTGAAAAAAACAGAAAGACCGGGGCAACGCCGGTCTGGATCCTGAAATGCCCCTTTCCTGATTCCGGCACTATCTATCTCTCAGACCGCGCCTTCACTGTCGCCGCATGGAACGGCGGTATCACAACCCTCTCCTGGATTAAGTCCTGGGGACAGATAGACGAGGACATTTCAGGGGACATGGCATCCCCCAAGGTGGCGGATTTTTCGCTCGATATTATCAATAACCAGGATGCAGACCCGAACATCGAGGATATCCTCTGGAACGAGGACAATAACATCGAGACAACGGACTGCGAGCTTTATTTATGGTTTATTGGCCTGAGTGCGGCGACCGACCCGCCGCAGCTCATGTGGGTGGGCAATATCGTTGATTTTGAAAAGCTCGACGAACTTGTCTACACGCTTCAGCTTGTAGATCAATCCGTGCGTCTGGATAAATATATCGGCGAAAAGATCGACCTCGGCACGTATCCGGACGCGGATCCTGACGAGGTCGGCAAGGTGGCAAATATACTATACGGCGCCGTGACGAAAGTTCCCGCCCGGGCCGTTGACGCCGGGGCCAAGACGAGCTTGCCATCAAATATCAATAGCTCTGTCACGGATTTTTATGTGAGCGATGGAGCCAACCTTGTCAACGGCGACGTCGTGCAGATCGACGACGAAGAGATCCTCATCACGACGATATCCGGCGACCATGTCACCGCGTCTACGAGAGGTTACAATTCCACAACCCCGGCAATCCACCTCAAGGGCGCCGTGGTCTGGGAGACGAAAACCACTTTTGTCTATCTCATTGCGGATCACCCCATAAAAAGCATCGGCAATATATACGGCCGCATCGGTGACATCGAGCTTAATATCACCGCTATCTGCACGGCATATACGGGCCAGACAGGAGACGAGCTCGCTGGGTACGCAGGAAAAGCGGTTATTACTGTCCCCGGATATATCACCGTGTCCCAGGCCGTCGACCTGCTCGTAAATGACGGGATCAGCATCAATGATGCGATTTCAGTTGTCGATACCATAGCGGTAAATGACACGATATCTGTCTCCGATACGATCGGTGTGAGCGATACGATCGACGTCTCTGATACAATTGACGTGAGCGATACCACCGGTTACACGTCATCGGAAACGTCAAAGGATCAATATCCGACGGGATTAAGTTATTCGGGCGGGTCTCTTGCAGATCCGGCGAATTGCTATGACGGGAACGAGGACAACTACACGACCCTGTATGCAAAACAGCATATGACGCCTACGGGGCCCTCTACGAGTTATGGCACGCTCACTAATACGGAAGTATGGGTTAAAGCCGCTGCCCAGGGAGGCACGGTATCGTTTTCATCGGGATGGTCGCCGTCAAGCATAACCCCCAGTGGCGGATGGTATAGGACAACAAAGTCCGGGGCTACCTGGGGAGAATGGCCTCAAATCCAGGCAGGAAGCAATAATGCATTCATTTATGAAATAAAAAAGATTGCCTACTATACACCGACCCTGACAAAATCCGGCTCAGTATCGAAGACCGGATCTGCCAGCAAAAGCGGGTCTGCCAGCAAGACCGGATCCGCATCCAAGACCGGGGCCGCCAGCAAAAGCGGGTCGGCAAGCAAATCAGGCACCGTGACAAAAAGCGGCACGGTGACCCTCTCCGGGAACAGTACCGCAAATACGCTCGTCGCCGACGAGATCGTCGTCTCGGGCGAAGGCTGGAAAGACGATGCCTCCGGCACATATACCGGTACGCCCAATGCCCTCATAGAGCGACCCGATCACGTCTTTAAGCATTTTCTCTATACATATGCAGGTTGGGCAACGGCGAATTTTTATACTGACAGCGCCGCGCAGTTCGCCGCCGATGGATATAAATTTTCGATCGTGATCAATGACTACAAAAAACTTAAGGAGTGGCTTTCATACATGGCTTTTCAATGCCGTTGCTATTTTCGTTTTGCCCTTGGCCTGGCGCAGCTCCTTTATCGCCCCGATTCGATTTCCTCCGACAAGACCATCACGGCCGCCATGATCCGGATGAATGAAGACGGTAAGACGACAACCAGAATAAGCCGCAGTCGTCTCGACGAGGTGATCAACAAAATCAGCCTGCTCTATGACAGGGATTGGACAAAATCGGGCGATAATGCATACCGAAAGATAACGACAACCTCCAACCCCGCCTCTATCGCCCGCTACGGCGAAAAGGAAAAGCCCGGCCAGTTTATGTTTGATTTTGTGACTGACGATACGATGGCCGAAGACTTGCGGGATTTCTACCTTGCCCGCTATAAGGATCGAAAAAAGCTTGTGGAAACCGAGGTCTTTCTCGACAATTCCGAGCTGGAATTTGCCGATGGCGTCACAATTGTCCCACTCGCCAGCCTCCTCTGCGAAGCGCAGAAAATAAATATTTATCCGGGAAGCGGCCAGGCCATGAGAAACGACAGAATCACGCTCACGGGGAGGGAATATTGAAGGGGGTAGCGATATGAGCGGAGCCATAGACTGGGGAACAAGCCCCTGGGGCGAGTTTGTATGGGGTTGGGAGAGCGGCCGGGGGATCTTAGGATACCCAGGGACAATAAACCCAACAGAAACGCTCGTATTGCCCATATTGAGGCCATACCGGGATCCATTTGTAAAAGTCCAGCCGACAGACCGATCGGACGGTGGTGACCTCTACGTCTACGACAAGGGCATGGAAGAGCAGATTTTTGAAACACCGTTGAAACTATCAAAAAACGATAAGGATGCCCTTAAAACCTTTTATGACGAGAAGGCGGACGGCAAGGCAAACAAGGTCTACTATGTGGATCCATACGGCGGCGAGCATATCGTCCGGATCATGAATGACGAGTTTGATTTTGTTGAGGAGTCATACGGCAAACATACAGGTATATTAACCCTGCGCAAGGAGGACTGATATGGGCTACACAGAAACTACAAATATAAAGCTGAAAAAGCCTGCTACCGGGACACCGGGAGCTGACTGGAAGACGTACATGGACCAGAATTTTGAGACCCTCGACACGGAGATTGCAAACCGCCACAAGAAAAATGAGGACATAATCCCTGATACGGATATTCTCAGGAGCATCGGGTCGGCGATCAAAAGGTTTTTGAATGGGCATTTTAGCCAATTGACCCTTGGCGGTATAACCCGCACTTCCTGGCCGACGGCCGTTGCGGGTAGCAATGGCAATGTATTTTATTCCGGTGCGGTGACCCTGAATGGCCAGGACGGCGTGACGGTAACGCACAACAAGGGGGACACATCATATATCGTAAAGCTTATGCCCCGCGACATCGTGCCCCATGGTAGCGTAGGGGACATATCCGTTGGTCGCGCGGCGAATACCGTCACCATCTACAATACCGGTTTTGCCGGTGGGACGGCTGACATAGAAATATCCAATATCGCGTAAGGAGGGCGCATGCTAACAATAGATGGTTCCAAAATAAAACTCGCCGAATTTACCTGTAAGAAAGGTACTGTCCCGCCGCAGGAGATTGATCTGTCCCTATACCTGGGACAGACCGTCAGGATCTACCTGGACAATGTCCTTAAAATGGTAGTCAATCCTCAGTATGACTGCTACTGGCATCTGGCAGAGATGGTTTTGCCGCCACCGCAAAACAGGGAGATTACGGCAGGGACCAAAGAGATCGAGGAGCGGAACACGCTCTACGTCTCACGCGGCGCGGGGGATAGCGACGCGATCGATGATCCGGGGGGTATCGTTGAAACAATAGGTTTCGAGTGGCAACACTACCGGAAAGACATCGAATACAGGGTAGCCAGCGTCTCCGGGGGCCTTGCCATCGCTTGGCTTACCGATCGCCGCCCGCAGGAAGGCGAACAATATCCGCTCACGATCAGGACAGCCCGTGAGGTGCCCGATACGGTATCCGAGCCGGTACCCCTTGATCTGAGCCGAGTCGAGATAACCACGTATACATTGCCAGAATAAGGAGGACAACATGGGCAAAAGAACAAGTCTGTGGATATTGGAAAAGATGCACCAGTTCAATACCCGAATCGATTGCTTCATTGATGTGGACGGCAACGAGTCCTGGATGAAGTGGATACCGCCTTTCAGAGCTTGCAGGGCGCTTACCGCGACGGCCGCGGTGGCGACCCCGTCAGGGACCATAGGGGACTGGTTCCATCCGGAACAGATTCAATCCGGGTGGGTGCTGAACACAGATTACGAGATCGTAGGAGCGAGGACGCTGCTGTCATCGGGCACCCTCACGGTCGGAAAATGGTATACCATCAAGACATATGTCAGCGACGATGATTTCACGAACGTCGGCGCTCCTCAAAACGTTGCCGGGCAATCGTTCTGTGCGACCGGCGCAACCCCAACCCACTGGGCCCATTCATCAGTCCTGGAGCTGGAAGGCCTGGGAGGATTTTGGGTGGACATGTATCTGTGCTCGTCTCCCCTCGCGTCGTCTGTCTCCGCCGGGCAGCTCTGTAACGGCACGGACGCGAACAAAAAGGCATATATATCGCAGCCGGGCGTTGCACCGGTCTGCTCGCTCAGCAGCTCATCGCTGACAATCTCTCATTTCCGGCAATATCTCAAAAGCCGATTCAATTACGGCGGTTTCGCGGGCGCGCCTGCAAGTACTGCATGGGCCGGCAAGGGCGGGCTTATAACGGATGCCCACTGGTTTGAGCTGTGGATCTGGACGCGTATAAACCGCTGGCTGCTCCGGGGCAATACAAACGGATATAATGCGTCCGATCATATCCCCCAGTGGCATCTCGACGCCAATGATATCGGGGTTATCGATCCGGTGCTCTCGGCCAGTTATGGCGCGTCCCTCACCGGAGGCGGGAGCCCCCTCTGGGAGATCCCGGTAAGCGATTTTTGCGGGAACAGGTGGGAGTTTACCGACGGGCTCAGGCTAAACGGCGGTGCGATCTACACGGCAGGCAGAACGGTGAACCCTTTTACCACCCCGACAGATGGGTATGACCATGCGAGCTTCATTAATACGGGCCTATCTATATCCGGGGTTACATCGGGCCTGAGCATTGCCTCATACCGCGCCGAGGCAGCCCTAAAAAGACACGGCATAGCGGCAAGCACCACCACCGCCGGGCAGGGAGGGTTCGACGGACAGGGCTGGTGGCATGACGCAACCAACGAAAGGATCGCCCTTCGCGGTGGTACCTGCAGCCACGGTGCTCGGTGCCCTGGCGCGCTGGCTTTGGACTACGCGCCGTCGGCCTACGGTTGGGGCATCGGGGCCCGCGCAGTACTTGTGCCCTGATAGCTGGTTACTGATACCTGATCCCCGCCCGAGAGGGCGGGGATCAAGGAAGAACGTGCAGATAGGGATTAGAGAAAGACCAGCGGACAGTATTCAAGGGAGTTCGCCCTCCCTCAAACAAGCGTTTACGCGCTTGACGGGATAACCCGCTACCATCCGCCATTTACCTCGATCCGGGAACAGATCAGGGCGGATTAAGTGTATCAGGCGACTCCCGTTAAAATCAACACATTTGAGGGAGGATTTCACAATGAACAGCATTCTCAACTACATGGGCGGCAAATCATTGTTAACGAGGAAGATCATACCGCTGATCCCGGAGCATATCTGCTATTGTGAGGTATTCGCCGGTGCAGCCTGGCTCCTATTTCGCAAGGAAGAATCGGAGGTCGAGATTATCAATGACATCAACAGCGATTTAGTAACGCTCTACCGGGTAATTAAGCATCATTTAGAAGAGTTTATACGATACCTGAAGTGGCTCCTGGTGGCTCGTGACGAATTCGCCAGGTTCAAGATCGAACAGCCGGAAGCGCTCACCGATATCCAGAGGGCAGTGAGATTTTACTACCTGTTGAAAAACGGATACGGCGGCCGGATCGAAAAGCCGTCGTTTTCCATCGCCGCCACGAAGCGATCGGGTTTCAATCTCCTGCGTATCGAGGAAGAGCTTTCAGCCGCGCACCTGCGGCTCTGTAGGGTATATATCGAGAACCGGCCCTACCAAGATGTTATTAGCCGTTTCGACCGACCGACTACATTTTTTTACCTCGACCCGCCCTATTATAAATGTGAGAATTACTACGGCCACGGGATATTCACACGGGAGGATTTTTCCCGGATCAGGGATATCCTCGGCGACATTCAGGGCAAGTTCATCCTGTCTATAAACGATGTTCCGGAGATCCGGAAACTGTTCAAAGGTTTTAGGATCGAGGAGGTCACCACCAGCTACTCGGCAGGTGGTGCCGACAAAAAGGTCCGCGCTACGGAGCTTCTTGTAATGAACTATCAGGCAAAGATGTCTTGACAGCTCCATTTTGCCGGTGATAAATAAGAATGGCATGGAATCTCTTATTATCAAACAAAAGCATGAGGACATGATGAAATACGGGTACGTTTGCTTACGACAGTTCCCAAAAAGCGAACGCCACACATTATCAGCAGAAATACGTCTTACCATGTACGAGATCGACAAACTGATCATCAGATCGCAAAAGAGGTATTTTAAAAAAACAACCTTGCAGGATCTGGACATTGAGGTCGCCCATTTAAAGACAAAGATACGCCTGGCAAAGGAGCTGGGGTTTCTCCCTTTTAATAAGTACGAAAATTGGGAAAAGATGGTAATCGAAATAGGCAGAATGGTGGGGGGGTGGATCAAGAAGATGTCAGGGTCATAGCCGGAAACCTTCGCGGTGGTAACTGCAACAACGGTGCTCAGTGCCCT